AGCCACTTCCCCTTGCTTAGAGACTTCTAATCAGTTCTACTGATTTGAAGTTTTCTAATGCTTGATCACGTTTCTCCTGATTATACGTTGTGTTCAAGCCAGGCACAAGTTTTGACTGCCTGTGAAGCCTGCGCTGCTCTTGACTGGACTTCATCGCGAATACCTTCATGTAGGGATCTCCAGCAGCCACAAATTTACACAGTGCTTCAAACAAAGGGTGGTCGATACAGTTCTCAAGGATCATGAAGTTACGGATTACTTCCATGTCCTTTGACCAGAGCTCAGGCTTGTGGAACCTTTCCGGATAGACTAGCGATTTCAGAGCCCGAACGGTAGGGTATACGGCTCTAATCTGTCCGTCTGGTCGAACATAACCACGTTGGAAGAGACGCTGAAGAGACTTGACTTTGTCACGATCATTCGTCGTCTTCTCGGCTTTAACGTCCTGTCCAACCTTTTCGCCGTAAGTAGCAAGCTTATCAGCGAACTTCTCATCGTACTCACTAGAAGACCACGCCATATCATCGCCGATAGCAAATAGGCCTTCGTAAGCGCCGCCTAACTTAACGTATTCTGCAAAGATCCAATCGAAGATTGTTTCAATGAAGTTCGTCCAGTTAGATCCCGAACTAACGCCGTGTTCACCCGTGAGCATACGATCCACACCGATTACGAGAGGAATTGTGTGCATGTACTGGATTGATTCACGTAAGCCTTCGCGGAATCTAGGCTGAAAGCATGTTTCCAGAACAGAACATACTTCCATACTAGCCGCCAGACGGAAGTGCTCATCCGTGGCGGAGAAGTCAGAAGCAGCAACGTAGCGTTTGCTGCTGTATTGCTCAGTAATGAGCTTTCTGACTTCCTCAAAACCAGTCCATGGTGCCAGGAACTTGTGTGATTCAGCACTACGCATTAAAATACTCTGAATCATCTGGAAGTAGGACCCTTCCACCAGGTTCGCACTCATTGGGAACATCCAAACCAATCGAGTTTTGCGATTGTAGTTCCTGAACAATGCTATGGCAGGATACGTTTTCCATAGACCGTTCTCAGCCTCCTGGATAGACTGTGTGACGACTTCAGGTTTATTCCTTCGGGTGAATAAAGGCCATCCTGAATTACTCTCGAGCGTATCTCGAGCGCGCATGTCATCAACTACGCGGCGGTAGGGCACTGGTGACAGTCCGACACAACCGGATCTGTGAAGATACTTCTCCACATTACGCTTGGCTTGCTTCCAAGCGGCTGTCGTGAAAGCGGTAGCCTTGTCCTTCCTGAGGAAAGAAGGATAGACGAGCGAGTCAAGAAGCTCATCAATTGGCGCGATTCCACCTTGCGGGCCCCATTTCTCGGTCTGACGAGAGTCAAACTGGTATACTTCGTCACTGAAAGCATCACCACTTTCCAGGGTGGTTAACTCTTTCAGCCACTGTTCCAGAATCTCGTCGGGTGCGAGCATTGCTGTTTTGCCTTCTAGATTGTACAAACTAGAACGCGGAGTAAACCTTCGCCCTTCGGCAAGGCCACTCAGATAACGGTACAATCCGTTATTGTTCGAAACGATTTCGGTCATTTCAGCCGTTAGCTTGGTTTCTTGCATGGGAAACCTCCTTTCTAAATAAATTAGATTAATAGTG